TATTTTGGCAGAAGCTGAAATATCAGAAAAGTTTGAAAGCGAATTTGCTATCTATGATCTACCAGAATTTTTGAGATCAGTAGAACTTTTTGAAAAACCAGAATTAAAGTTTAATGGTGGATCAAATGTTCAGATTGCTGATTCTAATTCAAAACAGGCAATCAAATATTTCTTTGCTGACAAATCAGTTATTGTTTCGCCTACAAAGAATATTACAATGCCAGACAAAGAAGTTACTTTTACTTTTAAAAAAGAAACATTTGCTAAGTTATTAAAAGCCGCTACGACTTTGAATTTACCAGATATTGCTGTTAAAGGTGATGGTAAATCAATTAATCTAGTTGCTACAGACAAAAAGAATAAATCTTCTAATGAATATTCTTTAGTTGTTGGCGAAACAGATAAATCATTTACAGCTTATTTTAAAACAGAAAATTTTAAAATGGTTTCAGATGATTATGATGTAGCAATTTCTAAACAAAAAATAAGTCATTTCGTAAACAGAAATAAACCTATACAGTATTGGATTGCTTTAGAGCCAGACTCGGAGTTTTAGTATGAGTGAGAACAAAACTCCTATGACACCAGCAGAGGAAGATAAAAATGCTGATGTTGTTAGACTAGAAGATGGTACAGCATATCCAAAAGATGGTTACATTAAAGTAGAAACTAGAGAGTATCATCAAACCACACATTATCTTAATAGACAAATTGCTATTGAAGATATATTGAAAGAGTTTGGTGATCTACCTACCTTTGAAAAAGGTTTATACTTTGATTGGACCAATTACCACGAAGCTTCACAAGAAGACAAAGACTTGGCAGATAAAGTCCAAGAATTTGTTAGTGACCACGATTATGACCGAGAGGAAGATTGTTGGACAATGAACAAAGGTGGTTATGATGTTGATAATGAAATTGTACAAAAATTTACAATGGAAACTAAATAATGAATAAAGTGAGGTTTATATTATGTCAGATTTTTTGTGGGTTGAAAAATACCGTCCAAAAAAGATAAGTGATTGTATTCTTACCGAAGATTTAAAGAATACATTTACACAATTCCTAAAACAAAAAGAAATACCTAATCTACTGTTATCTGGTACTGCTGGTACTGGTAAAACTACAGTAGCAAGAGCCTTGTGTGAAGAACTTGGTGCTGATTATATCATCATCAATGGTTCAGATGAAGGCCGTCAAATAGATACATTAAGACATAAGATTAAAAACTTTGCTTCAACTGTATCTCTTACCGAAGACGCTAATCATAAAGTGGTTATAATAGATGAGGCAGATTATATGAATGCTGATAGTGTTCAACCTGCTTTAAGAAACTTTATTGAAACATTTTATAATAACTGTAGATTTATATTTACTTGTAATTATGTAAACAAGATTATACCTGCCTTACATAGTCGTTGTACCGTCATTGATTTTGCTATTAAGAATGGTCAAAAAGTAAAGACGGCTACTGCCTTTATGAAACGATTAGGAGGCATACTTGATGATGAGAATATAGAATATGACAAAAAAGTGTTGTCAGAATTAATCCAAAAGTATTATCCAGACTTTAGAAGAACTATAAATGAACTTCAAAGGTATTCTGTACGTGGTAAAATTGATAGTGGTATATTGTTTAGTCTATCGGAAGCTAATACCAAAGAACTTGTAGCGTCATTAAAAGAAAAAAGATTTAATGATATGAGAAAATGGGTTGTTCAAAACTTGGACAAAGAGGCCTCTTTTCTGTTTAAAACAATTTATGATGTTCTTTATACTGTTATGGATTCTAAATCTATACCTCAAGCAATATTAATTTTAGCTGGTTATCAATATAAATCGGCTTTTGTTGCTGACCAGGAGATAAATATGGTCGCTTGTTTAACAGAAATTATGGCAAGTTGTAAATTTAAGTAGAGAATATAATGGCAAGAAGAACATTTTTTAGAAAACTAATAGTAAAATTACGAATGTGGTATGCTGATATACGAGGTCATCACGGCAAACGTTGGGATTATGAACCAGGTGATTGGTATATGGGTAGACACAATAAAAGAAAGTAAAACCGTAAGCGGATATGGTATAGAAGTATTACGCCACGTTGCCAACGTGGAGATGGCGGAGCGTTACCGCCTATCCGCTCCAGAATTATATTATGAGCTACGAATTAAAAGATTACCTAAACGCTATTAACTTTACAAAGCAAAATCTGTTAGATACAGATGACCTAACTTGGGAAAAGAAGTATCCACCATTCATTATTAATAAGTGTTTATCAATGCATTATGACAGCATAGCGGCTGCTAATGAGATGAATGGCTATCATTTTTTAGATAAGAAAGTCCAGTTTCATTTTTTGATAAATAGTATTAGAAAAAAGAAGCGATTTGGTGGCAAGTGGTTATCACAAGCCAAATTGAAGAATTTAGAGTATGTTAAAGAGTATTATGGATATAGTAATGAGAAGGCTAAACAGGCACTCAACATACTAAAAGACGAACAAATTGAATTTATAAAAGAGGCCTTGAATAAAGGCGGGAGAAAATAAATGAGTGAAGAAACTATTAATTGGTCGCCAGAGAGTATGTTAGAGGTAACAATCAAACAACCAGACGACTTCCTTAAAGTTAGAGAAACACTAACTAGAATTGGTGTAGCATCCAGAAAAGATAAAACACTTTACCAATCTTGTCACATTTTACATAAACAAGGTAAATACTTTATAACACACTTTAAAGAACTATTTGCTTTAGATGGCAAAAAAGCCACACTAGTAGAAAACGATATACAAAGAAGAAACACAATTGCTATTCTTTTACAAGATTGGAATTTAATTGACATTGTTAAACCAACAGAAGCTGAAAATAAAGCACCGTTAAGTCAAATTAAAGTTTTACCTTTTAAAGAAAAAAAAGAATGGACGCTATCAGCTAAATATAATATTGGAAAAAAGATTGACGAGAATAAGGGAGAAGTAAAAGATAGCGACAATGGAAGTACCGAAGTTTAAAGATTTTATTACTGAACAAGATGTAGAACGTAAAAATAAACCGATTACGGTTGCTATTATTACGAAATCTAATCCTAATGTAAAAAAACAAAAAGCCGGTGAAACACCTAAAAAAGAACTTACTGTAGGTCTAATAGAAAAGGCTTGTAAGAAAAAAGGTTTTGAGTGTGTTATTATCAATACAAAAAATGCTATCATCACAGGAAAAGACGAAGATAAAAATACTTTAACTATCTATAATTATGATGGTAAAGATTCCGAACATACATTTGTAGGTAAAGATACGGTTTGTATCACAAGAGCAGGCTCAATTGAAGACGAATCAGGATTATCTTTACTATCAGCCTTTCAAAATTCATCAGCATTTATGTTAAACACACGATCAGCTATGCTGACTTGTGATAATAAACTAACAACAGCATTATTATTTGAGAAGTTTGGTATACCAACACCAAGAACAGCATTTGTATCAAATGAAAAAAACATAGAAGACGCTGTAAAATTAATTGGTGGCAAATTTCCAATCATACTTAAAACATTAACTGGTACTCAAGGTATTGGTGTTATAAAAATTGAAACTATGGATAGTTTAGTTTCTACAATTCAAGCGTTATGGAAACACGATGCAGAAATATTAATACAAGAATATATGGAAGTTGATGGTGATATAAGAACTTTAGTTGTAGATAATAAAATCTTTGCCTCAACAAATAGAATAGCAGCTAAAGGCGAGTTTAGATCAAACACTCATAGAGGTGCTACACCTAAACCATATAAGTTAAGTGAAGAAGAACAAGAAGTCATTTTAAAGGCTGCTAGAGCTTCAAAGGCATATCTAGTCGGTGTTGACCACATTATTTACAAAGGTAAACCATATGTATTAGAAATCAATGGTAGTCCAGGCTCAGGTGCCGAATACGAAGGCTATCAATACAAAGACTACTATTCAGAACCAGAACCATCAGGCGCTATTGGTGGCGAAGAATTAATGTATGATATTATAGATTGGGTATCAAAAAGAAGTCATTGGGACAGACAAGCAAATAGTGAATGTGGTTGGTTAGAAACTGTTGAACTAGATGAACTAGGAAAAGTT